ACCTCGACGCCATGACCCCGGCGATCACCCGGGCGGCCCGGCGGGCGGTCAATGCCGCCACCGACCGGGCGCGCACCTGGTCGGCGGATGCCATCAACGAGCAGGTCAACTTCCCGCCGGGCTACCTGCGCGGCAAGGATAGCCGGCTGCGGGTGGTCAAGCGCGCCAAGGGCAGTGATCTCGAGTCGGTGATCCAGGGGCGCTTCGAGCCCACCTCGCTCGCTCGCTTCGCCACCGGCAACCGCCGCCAGCACCGCAAGCAGGGCGGCATCCTGCTCCAGATCAAGCCGGGCAGCGCCACCTTCATGCGTCGCGCCTTCCTGGTCGGCCTGCAAGCCGGTGACCCTCGGGTGCGCAACCTGGCCAACGTGGGCCTGGCGATCCGCAGCGAGAGCAAGCCCCGCGCCGCCTACCGGCCGCGCAAGCTGGGCGAGAACCTGTGGCTGTTGTACGGGCCTAGCGTCTCGCAAGTATTTCGAGACGTGGCACAGGACGTGCAACCCCGGGTCGACGACTACCTCAACCGCGAGTTTCTGCGCCTATTGGAGCTGGAGAATGGCTGACTACACCCCGATGCCGCGCCGCCTCTACATCCTGCGCGCGCTCACCGATCACCTGCGCACCATCACCCCGGCCAACGGCTACCAGCACGACCTCTCCGAGGCGGTGTTCCGGGGGCGTTCACAGTTTGGCGCCGGCGACCCGATCCCGATGCTCAGCATCCTCCAGTCGCCGCGCAACGAGGAGCCGCTGCCCTCACCGGGGCAGGGCACCGGCCATCACGGGCCCCTCGAACTGCTGCTGCAGGGCTTCGTGGGTGACGACTTCGACCACCCCACCGACCCGGCGGAGCTGCTGCTGGCGGACGTCAAGCTGGCCCTGGGCCGGCTCAAGAAGCAGATCGCCGAGGCCCCGCGCATGCACTGGCACGGCATCGAGGGCGTCGAGATCGACCAGGGCATTTGTCGTCCGCCCGATGGAGAAATCAGCGCGGTGGCGTTTTTCTGGTTGAGCGTTCGCCTCCAATACACCGACAATGTAGCTGACCCTTACGCCGTCCCCGCGGCGTGACTATCCACCAACGGTTCTGAAACCACCTAGAGGTAGATGAAAATGGCTATCCAGAAACAGAACTATGTGCTGGGCCGCGGCCGGCTGTACTTCGACGACGGCAAGAACGGCGAGCGGTACATCGGCAACACCCCGGAGTTCAACCTCTCCACCGCCACCGAGTTCCTCGAGCACTTCAACTCGGACGAGGGGCTGCGCAACCGTGACCGCAACATCGTCACGCAAATTAACTACTCCGGCTCGTTCACCACCGACCACATCGGCCCCGAGAACCTGGCGATGCTGTTCATGGGCGAGGCCACCACTCTGACCCAGACCAGCCTCACCGCCGAGACCGACACCTTCACCGGCGGCGTGGCCTTCAACTGGTATCAGCTCGGCACCGACGCGGCCAACCCCGCTGGCAAGCGCCAGGTGAGCAACGTCAGCGTCTCCGCCAACCCCAGCGGCACCCCGACCCCCGCCGCGGCGGGCACCGACTACGAGGTTGACCTCGAGCGCGGTCGCCTCCAGGTGCTGGAGGGCGGCCTGCTCGACGGCGCGGACTTCGCGGTCACCTACGACGTCGACGCCACCAGCCGCTCCGTGGTGATCTCCGGCGCCCGCCAGGTCACCGGCAAGCTGCGCTTCGTCTCCGCCAACCCCGAGGGTGCCGGTGACCAGCGCGACTACTTCATGCCGAGCGTGACCCTGTCCGCCAACGGCGACTTCGCGCTCAAGGCCGAATCCGATTGGCAGGCGATCCCGTTCTCGCTGGAGATTGCGAAGACCGAGAGCGCCGAGGCGATCTACGCCGACGGGCTTCCCTATACCCCGTAAATCAACCGGAGGTTGATATATGGCACTGAAAGGCTGGACTCAGCCTGCCACGACCTTCGAGCTCCCGGGCGGCGGTTCCGTCGCCGTCCGGGGGCTGTCGGTGGACATCGTGGCCGCCCTGGTGCGCGAAGATCGCACCACCCTGGAGTCGCTGTTCTCCCAGGTCACCCAGCGTCAGGACATCCGCGAGGCCGCCGAAGCATTGCAGGCGGGCGAGGAAGCCGAGATGCCGCTGGAGGCCCTGGACACCGGCGACGTGGTCGCGGCCGCCCTGGAGCACGCCCCCGGGCTGTGCGCCAAGGTGATCGCCTGGAGCGCAGGGGAGCCTGACGAGATCGACACGGCCCGCCAACTCCCGTTCCCCACCCAGTTCGACATTCTGGTGGAGATCGGTCGGCTGACCTTCGAGGTCACCCCGGTGGGAAAGTTTCTCGAGGCGGTGATCGCCCTGACCCGCAGCGCCAACACCGGGGCGGCGATGGCCAAGCACCTGAGCTGACCCTCGACCGCTGGGTCTGGGGGCTGCGCGAGCAGGTCAGCCTGCTCCGCTCTCAGGGCCACCTGGATGCTGACGACTACCCGGTCTGCCGGGTGTGGGAGGAGACACGCATGGTGGTGCGCCGGCAGAACCTCATGCTGGCCTCGGGCGCCACCCTCCTGCAAGGCGCCATCGCCTCTCTGCTGAGCAAGGAGGCCGGCGAATCCCTCAAGAATACGCTGGAAGGGCTGACGGATGGCTAAATCGAACGTCGAACTGGTGATCCGGGCTCGCAATGAGGCGAGCCAGGCCCTGCGTACCATCTCCGATGCGATCAAGGACGTCATCGGCGATCAACGCGAGCTGGCCGATCAGGCCGGCTCCACCGAATCTCGCCTCTCCGAGCTCGGCCGCGAGCTCGGGGAACTCAATACCAACTTCAAGCAGCTCCGCAACGCTGGCCAACTGGCCAACGACCTCTCCCGCGCCGAGCAGGCACTGCGCAAGCAGACCGACACTACCATGGCCGCGCAGCGCGAGGTCAACGAACTGGCCTACGCCTACGAGCGTACCGAGAATCCCACCAAGCGGATGACCAACCAGCTCGCGGCTGCGGATCGCCGGCTGACCCGGGCACGCGACAAGACCGAGGAGCTGCGCAACCGGGTCGCCACCCTGGCGCAGGAGTATGACGCCTCCCGTGCCGCCGCCGGGGCCTTCGGCGCCGATCAGGCCGAGCTGGCGACCCTGACCCAGCGCGCCGCCGCCGAGTTCACCGAGCTGCAGACTCGTCTGCGTGAGACCCGCAACCTCTCCAAGGGCGCCCTTTCCGAGACCCTCGGCGAGGTGGACGCTGGCAACCTGGGGGCGGTGAGCGCGGCGCTGACCCAGGTCGAGCAGCGCATGACCGAGCTGGGCGAGGCGTCCGACCTGACCGGCGTCGACCTCAAGCAGGTGGCCGCCGAGATCGACCAGCTCGAGGCCGCGGCAACCGACCTGGGAGACCTCCGGCAGCTCGCCGAGACCTTCGGCGTCATGCGTCGGGAGTCCCGCGAGCTGCTGCGTGCCTTCAACGAGAGCCAGCAGCGCACCGAGCAACTGGCCCGCGAGTTCAAGAACGCCGCCGCCCCCAGCCGCGAACTTGGCGAGGCCCTGGGCCGCTCCCGGGCGGAGACCTCACGCCTGGCCAACGACTACCAGGTGGCCAGCACCAACGTGCGCACCCTGGGCACCGCTCTGCGCGAGGCCGGGGTCGATACCGGCAGCCTCGGCAACGCCCAGGCCAACCTCGATGCGCGCATGGAAGAAGTGGCGCAGACCGTGGCGCAGAGCCGCGTCGAACTCGACCGCCTGGGCGACGCCCAGAAGGTGCAGGCCCGCGAAGCAGTGGAGTCGGCCCGCCTGCGCGCGGAAGCCGAGGAGACCGCCCGCAAGGCTGCCGCCGAGGCCGCCGCCTTCGAGGAGGAGCGTCAGCAGCGCCTGGACGCCAACCGCCGCGCCGAGTACCAGAAGTGGTGGCAGGCCGAGCTGCAGAAGCGCGACGAGGCCGCGGAGACCGCGCAGCGTGAGATCGCCCTGGCGGAGAAGACCGCCGCCGAGCGGGAGCAGGCCGCCGAGGAAGCCTACCAGGCGTACCTGCAGGCCGAGGAGCGCAAGCGTCAACAGGCCGAGGAGACCGCCCGCCAGGAGGCCAAGTTCGCCGCCGAGCGCCAGGCAAACCTGCGCCGCGTGCAGGAGGGCGAATACGGCCAGTGGTGGGAAGGCGCCCTGCAGGAGCGCGAGGCCCAGCGTGCCAACGCCCAGCAGGTGGCCGAGTCGAGCCGGGTCTACCAGCAGGCCGGGGCCGCGGTGGAGGAGGCCAGCACCGCCTACCGCAACGCCGCCGCTCAGGTGGAGCGCGCCGGTGACGCCCACCAGCAGGCCAGCGCCCGGGTCGCCCGGCTGCGCGACGAGCAGGCCCAGGTGGCCGCCCGGGTCGAGGAATCCAGCGCCGCCTACGCCGACGCCCGCCAGCGCCTGGCCGGCTTCGCCCAGCAGCTCGAGAAGACCAACGCGCCCAGCGCGCAACTGGTCGAGCAGTTCGAGGAGGCCCAGTCCGAGGTCAAGCGCCTGGGCAACGAACTCAAGGCGTCCGAGCGGGAGCTCAAGACCTACGAGCAGTCGATCCGCTCCGCCGAGGGGGCGCTCTCCGGCATCGCCGACGAGCAGCAGCGGGCCCGCGAGCGCGCTTCCGCCCTGGAGGCGTCCTTCGGCGAGGTGCGGGCCGCCTACGAGGCCCTGGGCACCACC